ATAATAATTTTTGAATATTTTCGTTGGTTGAAGATTCCAACCAAGCGACACAAACCGCAGCGACTTGAATCAGTTCTTTAGCGATTCCTATAGAATCATCTTCATTCATTGCCTTTGCCACTTCTCCTACTTCTTCAAGAAGGATAGGTAATTTTTTCCAATCAGAAATTGGATCGGCGCAAGTGAATTGAAATTTGCCTGTTTGTTTCAGCGTTTCTTGACGTCCTCTTTCCAATTGAATGAGTTTCAAAATGTTGTATGTATGAGTCATCTCCAACCTCTTGGCATCTTTGCTTGTGATGATAACGCGCTGAACATTTCGTACCATTTTTCGAACGGTATTTGAATCCCCATTCTTCTATGATTGATCTTCATTTGAAATTCCCAGGCTTCCGATCGAGTTACCGGATTCTTATATCTTCTTTCCGCGTCTTCTCTATAAAGCATTCTAGCTTCCTCTACAGTGATTCCCCATTCGTTTAGTAGAATTGAGTTCACTTTTTTAGATGATTTTTTCCCTTGGATTACCTGTGAAATCATCGGTCTTGAAATATGATGTTTTTGTGCGAGTCGATTTAAAGTAGCTTCTTCCCCTGCGAGAAGAGCTAACTTTAAAGGAAGTTTAGAATGTCGCCCTGTAGAAACAGGGCTCAGGATTTTGGATCTCACTCTTGAATCTCTGTCTTTGCCGGTTTGATGGAAAGAGTTTCTTTTTCTTCTATTTTTGCTCCGATGAGTTTCTTCGCAGCCGATGCGTTGGCTTGAATAGCGGACTTAGAAACTTCAAGTTTCATTTTCAAAAAAACTCCGCCGAACTTCTCTTGGGCCTCTTTTTCAAATTTAATCAAACGATTCTTCTTTAAGACTTCTTCTACTGTAGGAACTACGGAAACCGCTTTCGAGGATCGTTTACTTATTTCCCCTGCGGCCAGTTTGATCGTCTTCGATCCGTTAGGAAAATTTTCCGATTTAAGATTTAGTTTAAGATAATCTAAAAGAGAGACTCTTTCTTTTTCTAAAGGTTCCGTTTGGTTAACAAGAGCGGATCTAATCTCTGCGATTCTGTCATCCGCCGTTGAAACTAAAGAATCGATCCTTCTTTCCAGTTCTCCGTATCGTTGAACGCAACCTTCTAAGTCCGGACTTCCATCCGGCTTATGTGGAAATGGATATTCGTTATTTGCAGGGACCAATCCATCTTGTTTTGATTCAAGCGGCGAAATATCTTTTAAAGTTTGAGCCATGTTTCTTCTCCGTTGTTTAATGTGTTCCTTGTTGAATTAGGTTACTAATCATTGTGTAGCTAGTTACCTAATTCATTCAGGTCCATAAATCAAAACACTTTTAAACTGAATTACGAATTATTGCAAGAAAAAAATATCGTAATTCAGTATTTTATTCTTTACACAATATTTCTATCTATCATAGTAGTTTGCCGGGTTAGTGGGGTTGGTTAGTCCAAAATCTTACCTCCGTTGGCCCTGCTTCCCGGCGTTTTAAACGGAGATTTATTTTGGACTTATTCTTTGAATATTGGAAAGAGTTGATCACTCTGATTAGCGCAAGCGTTCTAAGCGCCTTGATTTCTCTACTCAGACGTAAAATTGGAATAAAACCCTTCGATTCAATTTCGAATGAAAGTTCTTTGGACCCGTTTACCCAAGAACTAGGTCATGAAATTAGATTTATCTCAATTTTAAGACCGCAGCCTCAACACCAATTCCTACAAAATCTTTCATTAAAAATCAATGAAATACGATGTGCCTACCCAGGTCCGAAGAAACTGACTTTGAATTTAAGTGATGTGGAATATATGAACGCGGATGCAATTTCGGCATTCACTAAAATCATTTTGGATGTAGCGGCAAACAACGGAATTTATTTACAAGTTGTTTTGAATTCTTCAATGAAAACAATTTCAAGAGACTTTATCTCTCTTTCAGAGCAAGCTCGCCATGAAAATATAAACATCAAAATCGTCAACGAACCACAGGGGCATTTATGAAAGTAAGGGTTGCATCCTTTTTTAAAACAACTCTTCGTCTGGATTTTTGGACTCCTTGGACCGGTCAAATCAAACTTGAAATTTATGATCCGTATCGTTTCAAATTTGCGATTCTTGAACATAAGGATGGGAATATTATAAAAACCGATTTTGATACGATGGAACAAGCCGAACATTTTTGCAATGAAATGCAGTACGAAATATTCAGAGGGGAAGAAGTATGAATTTATTGAAACACATCTTTAAAAGACCGGATCTTCCACTCCATTCCATCGAAGCGATACGCTTTTCCGGACTGAAAAAATCAGAAACATATCGATCCCTTTCAGAATTCCGAGAATCCGGTTTTCTCATTTTTTTAAACGGATTCTATTTTTTAAATCCGGATATGTTAGATAAACACGGATTTCTAAAGAAAGGTTCATTAAAGGAACAAATCCTTCGATTGATGTTATCACGCCCTGAAACCACATGGAGCGTTACTGAAATTACGTTAGTTCTTCTATCCAATCAGAATAAAATCAAAAAGGCAGTTCATAAACTTTTCGCCGAAGGATTGTTGGATTGTATATTCCTTCTTGGAAACTCGAAAGCTTTTCGTCTTAAGCCCGACTTTAGGCCGAAACAAAACGAAAAGTCTACTTTGCTTCAAAGGATAGAACAGTATGGAGGATAAAAGTCTAACTGCAAAAGAAATTTCAAGGTTCCTTTCTCTCGATACAAGAATGGTTCGTTGGCTTTTCGATCCTATGTTTTTTACAGAACGAACGGTTCGTTTTTCAGAAAACATTGTAGTCGCTAGACTGAATCGAGCCTACAAGCCGGCTAATATTTATAATGAAAAAAGAGAAATTAAAAATCGTAGATGTCTTTCCTTAAAGGAAAAGTTCCTGCTTCCTTCTAATGTTGAAAACAAGTTAGGTGTTTCCAAAGCAACTCTATCCAGATACCGCGAAGATAGACGGATAGGGTTTATTCAACTTACCGATAGAACCATTCGTTATCCGGAATTAGACATCCAGGAATTTCTTCAAAATGGTCACGCAAAGGCTCTGACATACGAGGACTAACATGGCTTACGCGGATATTTTCATGACAGTCTATGAACTCTACGTTGAGACGGTTCCTCCAAAGAATGCGGAAGAGATCTCTTTTATTTTAAAGGAAACACATCCAAAAATTTCAGCGAATACGATCCGACGCCTGATTAAAAAACATGGTTTAGAGGAGCGTAGAAATAAACGACAAACGGAACTCGTCAATCGAGTTCGTCAAGAACGAGATTTAGACGGTCAGATTTTGGATAAGATTGAACTCTACTTAAAAGCGGCAGAACAAAAAATTTTAAATAAAGAAGGAGCTTTGATTGTAGAAGCGAAATCTGCGGAAGGTATGCTCAACGCGTTAGGAAAACTAATGGAGCTGTATAAAAAGATACGAGATGACGAAAAATCTCGCTTTTCTCCGACAGAATTTAAACGAGCCATTATCCAAGCGATGAATGACGTGGAGGAAATCCAAGCGGTTCTAACCGAAAGAGTTTGGTATAAATTTGAACAAGCTCTAAGAAGGAACCAGGGACAAATCGTTGAGGTAAACCAAAAATCATAATGGGATCTAATCGTCTCACTGAAAAAGACATTAGCGAGTTCATCGAGTTGGGTCGCTCGATGCAAGACATTTCTTATGAGGAATGGCTTCGCAGATATTTCAAGATTAGAGAATTAGGCTGGAGGGAATTTTCTTTTGAGGGTCATGAGCCTATGAAAGAAATTTATTCCAATTATAAACATCCTCACATAACTCTTAGAAAAGCGGCTCAATTAGGTGCCTCTACATTTTCCATAGCTCGCTCCCTTTATTCTGGAGATAAGTTCGGACTTTCTACCGCTTACTATTTTCCAACGGATACCGATGTTGACGATTTTGTTGACGATAAGTTTGCACATATTATAGGACAGTCGGAATATCTATCCGACCTTTCAAAGAATACATCAACGGATAACAAAGGTCTCAAGGTCTTCCGTGGATTTGTAATTTATTTTAGAGGGGTTCATACCAAGAGAAAGGTAAAATCAATTACGGTTGACCATGTAGTAAAAGACGAAGTAGACGAAGCAAATCAAGAAAATTTAAAATTCGCCGATGATCGAATGTTACATTCGAAGTACAAGTGGATTACCGAACTTTCACAACCTTCTATAGACGACTATGGGATCGATGCAAGCTTTAAACGCTCCGATATGCGGTTTTTTGGAATCAAGTGCGGTTGTGGACATTGGAATTTTCCGGATGAAACTTGGCCGGATTGTTTGATGACAAGAGGCGAAACGGTTTATATCGGATGTATCAAATGTACTAAAAAATTGAATATTCCAAATGGGGAATGGGTTCCTAAAGTTCCGAGTAAAACAAAAGATCAATTAGGTTATCATTTAAGTCATTTGATTTTCAACGTCATTTCTCCCGCAGAGATAAAAAAACGCCATGATGGAATTCTTACTGCAACGGAACGAAAAAATTTTTTGATTTCTCTTCTAGGAAGGCCTTATTCAAATTCAAACTCAAAACCGATTACGCTTTCCGTTCTACAAGCAGCCGAAAGAGATTATACACTTCTTCCTCAAATGAATACTCAAAGTTCCTATTTTGGAATGGATGTTGGTGATAAATGCCATCTGGTATTTGGCCACGCAGTCAACGGAATCATACGAGTTCACTGGTTTGCAGAGTTCGCTGCCGATGACGAAAAAGGAATTGTTTCACTCATTCGTAGGCAAAAACCGATTTGCGGTGTTATCGACGCAATGCCATACAAAACTCTTTCTAAAAATATTGCTCGGGAATTTCCAGGGGACGTATATATCCAATATTTCAAAGGAGATACTTTGAATTCCAGCATGGAAGGCGAAGGAGATAAGGCGGTTCCAAAAGTTACGACGAACAGAACGGAGTCTTTGGATGATATGACGGAATTATTGTGCGAAGGAAGGATAGAACTACCTCGTTACAAACGAACTTCGGATTCTATGTTTCCTTTATACAATTTATTTCGAGATCATTGTCAGATGTTAATTAAAGACCCAGTTGAGAGAGCCAACGGAATTACGGAATATGAATATAAGCATAAGGTACCGAATCATTTTGGAATGGCTCTCAATTCCATGTTGATCGCTTATGAGTTATCAAAACCAAGAATCTTTTATGACGATCGATTTATCGACGGAAATTTCTATTAAGGAAGGATATTATGTGGAATCCATTTGTTCAAAAAAATTCTCAATCTCCAAAGGCATCCGAAATTAGAGAAGATTCTATGGTTCATTCCGCTTCCGGTATGGGCACGGATATGGATAAAATGCTCGGTTTTACTCCGAATGAGAAAGATGAACTTACACCTAAACTTTCCTTGCTCTGGTGGAAGACACTTTGGCTTTCTCGAAGAATTGTAAATTGTGTCGCGGAAGACGCGCTTAGAAGCGGCTTTAGAATCGAAACCAACTTTGATCGTTTAGAAAATAATAATAAAGATCTGAAAAATCTCTCTACTAATTTATCGAGAATCATCATGAATCGTCTCGAAGAATTAGAGATCAATCAAACATTGATGAATGCGCTTCGATACAAACGTATATATTCCAATGGATCTTTGATATACTACATCATCGACTCGGACATTCCACAAAAATCTGAAATTCTAAAAAATTCTATTCCAACCGATTTCAATAAACTGGTTTCAGTGAATGCAATTGAAGCCGGCGACTTTTCTCTTCAATGGCCCAGTGACGATCCTCTTTCGGAAGATTATAACAAGCCTAAATTTTTTATTAGAGAAACTGAAATTCATTCTTCGCGCTTGCGGTGGTTGGTAAAAGATTTTTCAAGGAAAAACAAAACGGGACGTAGTGATTTAGACGACTGTTGGGAAGCGGTGAAGTCGCATAACATCGCGTCTTGGTCCGTCTCTACTCTTCTGTTTGAAATGGCTGTTAAGATATTTAAAAGCCCGGAGGTAGGTAAAAGTTTAAGCGGACAAAAATTGAGCGAGTTCTTGCAAAGGCTCAAGTTAGCCGTTTCAACTCAATCCGTTATGGCTTTGAATACTGGAGAATCATTTGAGAAAAAGATTATGCAGGTTAACGGTCTGAAAGAAATTTTTGATTGGTTGACCGATAATGTTTCAATGGCTTCTGAAATTCCACAGGCAAGATTGAAAGGGGCCGCGCATGGAGTTCTTGCTTCCGGAGAATATGACAAACAAAGTTATTTTGAAAAGGTAGGTAAGGAGCAAACCAATACTCTCAACACTCCTTTGAATGATACAATATCTCTTATCATTCGGGAGAAACAAGGTCCCGTTCGAAATGCGTTAGGTCCGAAAGCAGATTCTTTGATTCCATTATTGGATTGGGAAGTAAAATGGAATCCATTATGGGAACTATCTCCTAAAGATCAGATTGAGATCGATTTGAAACGATCCCAACGAGATCAAATTGATATAGAAACAGGGATGATTACGGCGGAAGAAGCACGAAAACTCAATCCTCGATATTCTAATTTAGAGCCTCTTATTGCAGGTTCCAAATTTTGAAATGAAAAGAATTTATTCTTATCCATTTCATTTAGAAAAGCTTCACTCAGATGTTTTCTCTGGTTGGTTTAATGCCTTTAGCGAGAAATTAAAGACTTCAATATTTCAAGCGTTAGACAACACTGCGGGAATTCCAAGGAATAAGGAAGAGACTGAAAAAAAACTTTTATTAGACTCTTTAAAAGTTAAAACCATTCGAACTGATTCAAAGACAGACGACGTATTCGATACGTTGAATTCAATTTCACGAGAACTGTCTGGATTTTTAGAAAAGAATGAACCGCTTTTAACAAGTCGTTTTAACAAAAATTTTAAAGCGATTGATGATTACTCTCGTAAAATGGTTGATTCAGCCATTGAAGAAGAATTAAAATCCTCGATTCCACGCATAAAACCGATGCTTGTCACGGAAATGGCCGGCCTACGATTCGATTCAGTTGGCCTAAGTGACATACCGGAAAAATTTGTATCTCCTAAATCAAACGTAACGTATCAAATTCCAGGACTCACAGATGAATATATTTCTTCTATTGTAGAAAATAATGTTTCTTTAATTAAAAATTTATCTAGGGATCATTTTGAATCAGTAAAAAACACAATATTGGACGGTATTCGTTCCGGAAAATCGATCCAACAAATGCAGAACGATTTGATTTCTATAACGGAAATAAGTAATTCTCGTGCGAAGTTTTGGGCGAGAGACCAGTCTTCAAAATTCTTCGGGAAGGTAAGTCAATTTCGACAAAAAAGCGCCGGTTTTCCAGGATTTACCTGGATGACTGTTTCTGATACGCATGTACGAATTACTCATTCCGAACTCCATGGAAAATACTTTGATTGGGATAAAGGAACTGGAATTACAAATAGAAATTTTCCAGGAGATGAGTGGGGTTGCCGTTGTTAT